ACTACAAAGCCTAAAAGTTGAAATAAAGTTCCACTTGGCTCTTTAAAAGGTAAAATTTGAAACTGATCTTTAATGTTTCCACCTGGTGCATCAACATCTCTGAACTCTCCAGGTTGAAAAGGTTGGTCATCATCTCTAATTCTTATTCCTCTAGACTTAAATCCAGCAGGTAAGTTAGCTAAAGTACCCGCATCTAATAATTGTCTTAATGCTTGAGTAGCAGATCTAGATAATCCACCAATCATATGAATTAAACCAAAACCATAGAAGCCTAAACCTGGTAAAAACTTATAGTGAACAAAATATTCTTTTCTTGAAGATGTATCATCATCTTGATTATAGTTTCTATAAATAGATAATACTTCTCCTGAACCTTCATCGATTGAAACGATGTATGGAAGTTTAACTTCTTTTTCTGCATCTTCTTTTTCAAACTGATTTATATTTAAATCAATATGCATTTCTAAAATATTGTATTGATATTCTTTTTCTCCCGCAGGTTTAACACCTTCAAGTTCATTTAGTTTATCTTGTACAGGACTTTGTTCCGCTTGTTTTGCTATTAATTCTACATCTCTGTAGAATCCAGCTTTTTGTTGTTTAAGAACATCATTCTCTGACATCTTAACAACGTGTGTAATTCTTTCGCAATCTTTTAAATCAGTTGCATAGTAAGGAACAATTAAATCTTCAGCAGGTACAAATTTTGATACCGCTCTTTGTTTAATCTCATCGTAGTAAATCTTTTTAAAAGCAGATCCTGCTAATGGTAAATAGAATAACATTTGATCTGTATCTGGAGTGTACTCTTCCATCTCTTCCATTAACATATAGTTCATGAAATCTTTTACACGTTCTGCTTGTTGTTGAGTTTCTGGTGTGTCTGATCCAATGACAGCTGTTCTTACAGGTCCATCACTTGGTAATAATTCTTTATAAGCTTGTGCTTGAAATTGTGTGACAGCTTCTGATAAGAGCGGATGGGTAACACCACTTGCACCTTGAAACGGTCTAGTATTATTTACATATTTAAATCCAAGTAAATCTAAACCACTAGTGTAAGCCTGTTCCCAATCCGATCTTGAAACTTTGTCTCTTTTATAATCTTGAATAAGTTCAGCAGAGAGTCGACCCAACGCTCGGTCATCCATCTCTTCAGCTAGGTTTCTGTAAAAATCTTCCTCAGGTTGTTCTTCTTGAGGAATCTCTTCCTCTCCACCTTCAATCTCTACGTCAACTTCTTCTGTTACTTCATCTTCTTCAGGAAGTTCATTTTGTTTCTCTACTTCAGCCATTTAACAAATTTTAGTTGCCTTGCTTCTTGCTAGTTTGTTTCCTCTTGATTCAACCATAGTACCGTTATTAGCTTTAATCATTTTACCATACTTAGCTCCGTCCATATCACCAAGTCCAAAGTTTTCACTTCCCGGTGTTTTAGGAATATTAATAACTTCTTTAGTAAGAAAGTTTTTAATTTTTTGTCCTATACCGATTGAACCCTTTTGTGTTCCAGCTCCACCTCTCATGATTGCATCTTTATAGACAGGTTTTTTTGTATTAGCCATTTTTCTAGCCATTGCACTTGCAGAAGAACCGCCTCTACCACTATTAACATTTGCAGCAGTAGATCCTTTTGCACCGGCACCTAGCATTTTAGCTCCTGCGTATCCCGCAAGACCTGCTGCTAGTAATTTTTTAAGTTTTTTACTTGCCATGATAATTATCTCCTATTGTTATAACAGGTTTATAATATCATGCAAATATATTTACGACTAGTCCACCCGTATTATAGGCTTTAAATGGCTTATCAGCCATTTCTTTATTGACCCTGATAGCATAAGCATCGAAATATAATCTAGGATCACCTTTCATTATCTTTTCAACATCTCCACCATAACGTCCTGAATAATACAAAGCTTCTTTTTCTGTAGCAAAAGCTACTTCATGTTCTGTCCCAGCACTATTTTTATCTAACTTAAATTTTTCATTAACATCTACTTTCTTAATTACTTTATAAGGTTTATTTGGATCTGATTTAGCTACAGGAATAGTTTTTACCTCACTATTGTATTGTTTGGCTAGTCTATTCATTTCAGCTGGAAGCGTTGCTGTCTTTTTAGGATCCGTTAACACTTCAGTTTCCCTACCTTCTTTTCTTCTTTTTGAAACAACTTTGTAGTCATCAAAACCTGCTTTACCTGTTCTTGTTCCGTAAAATTCTATATCCCCTAAATACTTATTACGTTTAGCATGGTGTAGTCTTTCAACAGGAGAGATCGCTACCCAATCCACACCTTCGTCTGCTGCATTCTTAATTACATTTTTAAGAGCATGACTACCCCAGTTTTCTTTTCCGTAAAGAGGTAGAAAAGGAATCCCGTCTCCTGCTTGTTGTGAAGTAATATTAGAAAGGTTCATTGAATTGCTTCTTAGTTCATTAAATTCTGATTTAAGTTTTCTAAAATTTGCAACTTCTTTATTAGTCACATATATACCTTTTTTAGTAAACTCTCTCATTTCAGCTAACATTTTTTCTAATCTTCTGTTAGAAGAAAAGAACTCTACCTCAGTACCAAAAGCATTTCTTACTTTGCTTCTTGTAGGGTCAACATTTCTAAGTTTTTGGTTGTAGTCAGATTGTATTTCATCAATCATCATAACTTTTTGGTTTTCTCCCCCACCTTTTCTTATACTTCCTCTTATATGGTAAACTTGATTTGGTACACCACTGTAGTGAGAGTTATAACCACTAGGTAGTTTTTGACCCATTGGTAGATTTTTAGGATAGTAGACTACATCTTCAAAATACTCATCCCCACCTTTAATTCTATATTCATTGTAATTTCCATATTTTGGAAATAGACCTTGTGTTTTTTGTAATCCTAATCTTCTAGTAAAATCTGTGTTCTTACCTTTTGCAAAATTTATAAGACTTAGAGCATCGGTTTCATCAACATCAACTCCTAACCTTCTAGCTCTTTCAACTAAGTTTTTATAAGTTTCAATATCATCATCAAATAGTTTATTTAAACTATCAAATTCATCATTCTCGACAACTCTTAGTTGGTTATTTAACTTAGCATTAGTTTTTAAAATTGATTTTTGTGTAATTCCAATATCTTCAACTAGCTGATTTATTTCATCACTTGGATTGTTAGCTTGTCTAGCTATTGCTTTAGTAGATATGTTTGAAAGACCTGCATCTAACTGTCTAGATACATCTTCTGCTTCATTAACAATACTAATATCTGATCTGTACTTTCTTAGTTTTAAATTATTTACAGGAGCTTTTTCTACAATGTATAAAAGATCCATTTTAGTTAAAGGTATATTTTTCTCTTGAGCAACTTTTAAAAATCCACCAATTAAGTTTCCTGATTTATCAAATTGAGCTATGTTTGAATCCCATAGTTCATCTTTCTTAACTGCTTGTGATATGTTTTTAAACTCAGGGTTACCTGTCTTAAAGCCTGCAGTTGCATTGGATTTAAAATCTTTAATCCATTCAATTGGCTTTCTTGCACCACTTACAGGGTGTCTTGCTATAAAATCCCAAAGAGATGAACCTATTCTATTTGTTTTACCTCCACGCGATAGTGGAGAGTTATAGGCTACCTTTTTTAATTCGTTAGACATTTGAATTGCTTCTTGTCTAATCTGTTCTTGTTGCGATGTCTGAGGTCTCATCATTGCTTTACCTCTGTCCATCTTAGTTGGAACTATAGATAAAACTTCTTCTACTTCATCAACTGGTTCCGTGGTTCGTGGAGTTGGAGTCTTGGGTGTTCTAAAATTTTTTAATTTGTTAATGGCTCTTCCGAAAGGGGATCTTAGAGCCACGGCTCCGGCACCAGCTAATGCTAACCCTGCAACGCCTTTAAGTGCAGAAGGTTCATAAGGTTCTGTGTAATCACTTTTATTTTTTGGAACTGATGATGTTGGTTCATCTTCCATCTTTTGATCAAATTTAAAATCTGCAAGTCCAGCCATTATAGCATTCCTTTATAATAATCATTTAAACCACCTGTTTTAAATGTACGTGATTTAACATTTTTAATATTTTTTGTAGGCAATATACAATGGTCGCCCCTGCAATGATTAGGTCCGAAAATTTTTTTATATAATTTGTTTCCGATGTTATAATCTTTTTTAGTTACTGTTACTGTCTTTAAAATTCTGTTGCTTTTTTGACTTTTATCCTCTGCGTTAGAAAAAAATTTAGCTTCATTTTTATCTGGACTAAACCATCGACCTTTATACTTTTTAAGTTCTTTAGTTGTAACACCTGGACCTCTTTTATTTTTTGCAATAGTTTCTCCT